CCCCCAGGGGAAGGGGGGGTGGAGGGGGTTTTTTTCCCCCCCCCCCCCCCCATTTTTTTTGGGGGTGTTATTCATATTATTTGAAAAACTCATTTATTCTCCTATCTGATTTGTTATCTGTACTGCGAATTCTTGCCCCTTGACGGCGGCAAGCAGCGCGCTCAAAGCCGCACGGGAGTCTTTCACTCCGTGTGCGCCCAAAGAGGTGCCTAATAGCACGCAGCCCTCGGTATTGCGCCCGGTGTTGCCCGAATGGATCAAGATGCAGCGAGTTTTTGGCACCAGCTCATTCCATAAAAGCGGCAGACGAACTCTAAATTTCGGGCTATCGTGCCAGGCTATTTGATACTTTCCTTGCGGTATGCGTCTATCCATACCGCTCTGCGTGGTATCGGGGCCCGCAGGCTCGCAGGTATAGCCTTTTAGCACTTCCTTTTCGCCATCGCGTAAGATAAAGCGCCCCAGCGTCATATCATCAATTTCCTTGAATCTAACGATTTCTAAGGTCATTTTTACTCCTTTATCCTTCAAATTCTATCTCTATATTGTAGGCTGACGGCTCTAGCGTATGCGAAACCGATTTTACGCTAAATTTAACATCCTCAAGCCCCGCAGTACCTTTAAATTTAATTTGCGCACCCGCGACGATATTGGCGCCCATACACGAGCACCGCCCATTAATACCGCCTTTTTTAAGCTCGTTCAGTTTACTTTGCGCCAGTTTATAAGCCTCGGCATCACTTTTCGGCTCTGGGATTTGCATCTTATAAGTCTGTTTGCCTTTACCCACTTTGATCTGCTTACGCTTGCCGCTCTCCACATCTTGCCATTCACACACGACCGAACCATAAGCATTGCGATTTGCTTCGGTGATATTTAGAGACTCGAGCTCGCTTAAGTTTAGCTCTATTTGCGGTAGCCCGCTCTCTGTCTCTGCTCCGTCTGCTTCATCATCTCCGCTTTTTGGCGCTAGGATCAGAGTATCGTTTTTGGTGGCGGCGAGATAGCCGAGCTCCTTTACCAATGAATATAAAAACTCCAAATCGCTCACTCCGTCTTGTAGGCGCGATCTGATCGTCATATCCTCTCCGCTTGTTTTGAGGCGCAGGGCGTTTTCGTCCGCGATCTTGCCGGCAATGGCAAAAAGCGTGGTATTTTCCCAGCTGCGGCGTTTTTTGGTCTTGATCTCGCTGGCAAAATCTACAGCCGTGGCGCGCACTTCGGTGCTTTGCTCTTTGAAATCACGCTCGCAGGTCTGCACGGCAAATTTGCCGCATAGCCACATATTATCGGCACCTTCCGCTCCCTCGCCCGCCCAGCCCAGCCAAAGCTCAAGCCTATCGCCGAAAGCGGGTTTTGTATAGAGGCCGTGCACCTTGAAACTGATCTCATCGCTTTTAAAGCCCTCTTTATCGTCAAAGCCCAGAGAGATCAAATTTTGCCTGAGCGTTTCGGTAATATCTTTTTCATTTGCCAAAAGGCGAAATATGGGTTTTCTTAGCATCTTCACTCCTCGCGCGAGCTAAACCCGCGCTGTGGCGGGGAGCGCAAGCGCTCCCTCGACCCACCTAAAGTTACTCCCTGCTATCGCAGGCGTTTTCATCAGTTTGCCTACCATAGCGCCGCCTGCTTTTGTGGGATTTTTTCTTCGCTCAATTCCGGCAGGGTTACGCTATCGCCTGCTTTTAAAATAATTTCTAGCTTCGGGTTAAGCTCCAGCACACTTTCAAAATACCTTAAATGCCCATAATGTCTATATACGATCTGATCCAATCGCTCGCCGTCCTTTGCTTTATAAATCATATTTATGCCTCTTTTTGATTAGATTTCATCTGCATCGTAATCCCTTCTAAGCGTAAGGCTGAATGTTTGCGTGAAAAACGCTCCATTTGGAGCGAATACGGATCTGTTTTCGCTGATCTTCTCTATCGCAAATCTGCCTAGATATTTACCTAGCCCCGTCACGAGCGGTAAGGACTGCCGCAGCGTCGCCAAAGCATAAAGCGACTTAAGCGCACTTTGTCCGTCGCAGGCGAATGGCAGAGTTTGTCCGCTAAGAGTAATGCTCTGCGTACCCAGATTTACATTCAGTAGCGCGGAATGGTTGTTTATCCTCTCGGTGGAGTTTATACCGAATTCCGTCTCGATCGCTACCTCACTTGTTTGTTTCCACTCAAATTTAAAGCCGCCTAAATTTAAAACCATATTTTCCTCTTTTTAAATTTAACTTGAGCCGCAGGCTCACACCGCTAGCGTTGCCCGGGTGGGGGATTTTAAGGGGGCGGGCGGACCTCGCAACTCTGAGCGCCGCCCCCTTATGAGCGTGCGCGAAAGCGCACAAGATTAAAAATTACCCTCTCACGTCCGTATTTTTCTCATTTCGCTCATTTCGTCTGATAGCCTCTTGCACATCCTTTGAAATTTGCCGTTTAAAAGCTTCGGTATCGATACTGCCTCCGTGGGCGTCGATCTTAAAATCTCCGCTAAAGGTTATATTTGTATTGCCGCTCCCGGCGCGGCTTGAGCTAAGAGTACTGAGCGCTTCGCCCATAGGGTGATTCGGTGCAGGCGTAAAATTTCGATCGGCATTAGCATATGCGGGCGTCATAACCGGCGCACTATTATCTCCAAAGCCAAAAAATTCCCCTACGCTTTTTACGCTGCTAAGTACCCAATCTATTTTTTCGCCTATCCAGCCGAAAAAGTCCGCAAATAGATCTTTCCACCACGCCACCGTCTCATCAAATACACTACTGAATGCTTTTATCCAGCTATCTAGCCAGCTCTTAAAACCCTCCCATTCAGGCTTTATTTTTTGCCAAAAATTTTGAAAAAAGGCTTTTACTCGATCCCAATTCTCATACAGCCACACCGCCGCCGTAGCAAGTCCTACGACTATGGCGCCGATGCCGGTAGTGATTAGAGCCAGCTTCATTATGCGAAAGCCCGCGGCTGCAGCGATGCTTGTGCCTCGCAGTATAGCCATAGCGGCAGCAGCGGCCTTACTTGCTACGGCGTGAGCAATCAGGGCAGCTTTTTGCGCCACAAGTGCGATGTTTGTGCGAAGCGTGGCGGCGCCAAGCGCCCACATTCCTTTGACCATCAGAGCAATAATATGATAGGCCGTTCTAAACGGCGCAAAAGCAAGCATAAGGCCTGCAAAGCCTATTTTAACGCCGCTGATCGCTACTCCAAGAGCTATGAAGCCGCCTACCGCACCGGTGATAAGTTTGCTAAGCGTAGGAAATTTTTCATTAAATTTCCTAAGCATATTGCCTAAAGCAGCTAGCGATTTTGCTGCAAGTTCAATAACGGGTAAGAAGGTCTCGCCTATGCTGGAGGCTAAATTTATCCAAGACTGCTTTAACCTATCTAATGCTGAGGCGGTAGTATTTAGCTTAACCTGCAACTCTTTTTCCATAGAGCCCTTGGCTTCAGCAGAGCGCGCCAGAGCGATATTGCTTTTCAGCTCATCAATGTTTTGTACCAAAGATGCTATCTCATCATTGTAATTGCCGCCGACTAAATCGTATAAAATCCCCGCTTGCGCATCTTTAGGCGCAGCCTTGATCCTCTCTAAGAAATCCACCATCGCGGCGGTAGAATCTTTGTTTAAATTTTCTTTGAGTGTCTTGGCATCCAGCCCGATCTGTTTCAGGGCTTCATGAAATTTCTTCGGTTGTTTTTCCGCGCTTGCAAGCGTAGTAAAAAAATCGTTCAGCGAAGTACCCACGACGCTCGTGGCTTTACCCGTGCTAAGCAGAGTAGAGGCAAATGCCGCCGTAGTCTTGCCGTCTAAATCTATCATCCTTGCCGTAGCGGCAAGCAAAGAGGTAGCCTCTAAAATTTGATCGGCGTTAGCGTTTTTTACCTTATTATCGAGTAGATTGATGGTATCGAAAAGCTCCTCGATGCCTTGCGTGTTTTTGATACCAAAACCTACAAACATATTGTTCGTAGCTTTACCGACATCGTTTGCGCTCATAGCAAAGGCGCTCATCGCGGTGGTGGTAAGTCTGACGTATTTTATGAGCTCATCGCCGCTTAAATTTGCTTTGCCACCCTCTGAGGCGATAGCTGCCACGTCGCTGAAGCTCTTACCGAAGCTTGCGCTCAGATTTCTAAGCTCGCCTTTAAGCCTTGCCATCTCCTCATCGGTGCCGTCTACATATTTTTTTACGTCAGCAAAGGCCGCTTCGTCGTCAATGGCAAATTTTATCGGTACGGCAAGGCTTGCAGTTTTTGCAAGAGTGCCCGCAAGATTTCCTATTTCATCCGAAATTGTTTGTTTGTAGCGAGCTATATCCTTGCTTACGCCCTTTAGTCCGCGCAAATTTTCGCTTATACTTTTTACGCTTACGCCGGCGTTTTTTGCACTACGCGCAAGCCCTTTTATCGCGTTATCGGCAGATTTTACGCTAGAAAGTCCTTTCAAAACCAGCCCTATACTTATGCCGAGCGTAGTTTGATTATCCATTTTACCTCCTTTCTTGCTGCAAATTTTAAAATTTATGTTAGAATACAGCTATGAACTATTCAAGATTAGTAGATATTTATAGCTGTTTCATAACGGCTGCCGTGCTTATCTTCAGCGTGATTTTCGGGCTAGAGCTCAATCCTATTTTAGTGGTTTTTGTCGTAGTGCCGCTAGTCATGCTATTTTTAGATCCGCTTCACAAGACGTTTAAGCACCTATTTAGGCTTTGAGCGTTCCACTTTGCGCTTTTAAAATTTTAAGCGCGATAGAGACGAACTCGCTAAAATCCACGACATCCATCATTAAAATTTCGCTATAGCTAAAATGCAACACGTAGCCTAACAGCGCGATGTTTTCGTTATCAGGCGCTGCTAAACGTCCAAAAAACTCTGCACCGCCCGCTGCAAGGTATTAAAATCCGCGATATCCAGCTCCTCGATCCACGAAGGCGTCTTGTTCGCGCAAGTAGCACATAGTTTGATACTTTGCTCGATCTCGCCCTTTTCATTTGAAACGACCTTAAAGGCCTTGACGCTCGGAGCGAAAACCTCTACCTCTTCGCCGCAAATCGGCAAATTCACTTTGATATTTCTCATTTTTTACCTCTTTATTCATTTAAAATAAAACTCGCGCGAAGCGCGCACCGCTAGCGTCGTCGGGGGTTAGGTGGGGTTTGGGGCGGGAAGGGGAGCGACCTCGCAATTTAAGCCCTCTTCCCGCCCCAAAGAAAAACCCGTTCTCTTAAAAATTACGAGCCTGCAAAGTATGACGACACATAAAAATCATTCCCCTAAATTTGCTCGTACCTTAGCCATATAATCCACCCCGCCAATCATTAGGATCATATTTTCGGCATCTTTCAGCACCATCGGCGTCTTGTCTATATTGATATCGACAAAGTGCGCTTGAAGCGTGATCGTAACTTCCATCTCGGCGCCGCTTTCAAAATCTGCAAATTCAATCTTCGTGATATCGCCGGTAAATGCCGCGCTAAACGGCTTCGGCTCGCCTGATGCTTGATAGATCGAGGCGGTGAAAAGAAACGGCACGCGCGAGCTAAAGGCATTCAGACCCATAGCAAGCCAAGTGTTTCTATCTGCAATGCGGATCGTAAAGCTTACTTCGGTCGCGGCAAGAATGCCGCTGCTATAATTTGCGCTAAGCGCACCTTTGGCCTCTATCGTCTCAAACTCCATAGTAGGAAGTTTGAGCGTTTTTGTAACGCCTAAATAGCCCTGGCCATTTACAAATACATTGCATTCTTGCACCGCTTGAGGGATAATTCTTTTCATGCTTTTCTCCTTGTTTTAAAATTCTCCGTCTCTCTACCTACTGAGCGAATCCATTAATACTTTGCCATAAGAATCGACATAGATAAAATCTAATGTCAATTGCTTAACTATCGGATTGTTCTGCATTCTGACGTCAAGGTAAAATTTCCCTGCCGTAATGTTTGCAAGGGTATTTTTCGCGCTCCAGCTAAGTTCATATCCTAGCAGTACTCTAGCTCCTACGAGAGCCCGCAGTAGCTCATCTACGCTTCTTTTTGCGTGATAGAGTTGATCGGCTTTGCGATCTATCGCGAAAAATACCCCCTTTTGGCAAGCCTGCGAGATACGATCGAAGATCCTCACTCTAGCAAGATCCTGCCAAATGCTATCGACATCGCTAGTCTCTCCACCCCAAGCCCTGAAGCCTTGTTCGCGAATGACCGTGCTGATATGCGCTGCTCTAAGCTCATCTGCCGTGCAGGTCTGCCCCATCTCAAAGTCTACGTCTATTGCCGTGCCGCTGATACCGCCCATCACCCTGTTGGAATAGCTGTCGGAATATCCGAATTCGCTAAGACCGTCTACATAGGCGATCATTCCGGCGATACGAGCCGATTGAGGCGTCATTGTATAATCGTTTGTTTCATCGTCCCACGTCTTGACGAAAGGATAGGCGGCGAGCAGGCGAGAGGTGCCGAAGCTTCCCATCTTTGTGATAGCTTCGCTTGCGCTTGAAGCTTTGAGATCGACGATACCGGTGGCTTTGAGGCGCGTCGCCATCGTCTCAAGCGCCGATTTTATCGCGTCCTCTCCCGAAAACTCCGGTGCGATGAGTAAATTTGGGCGATAGCCGGTGGCGGACTTTGCATTTTTAAAAGCCTCTATCGCCGCCTTGCAAGCCGTGATATCGTCGCTATCGTCGTTATTATCCGTACGGGTAAAAACGCTTAGGATGATTTGCGTTTGTACCGCCTGATCCGCTATCGCTTTGAGTGCGCGGTAGATCGAGCCTTGTTTGAAGCTTTCGGATTTGCCCTTTTTCTCCTTGTAGATCGTCTCGATCGCATCAATTGCCTTATCGGTCGTCATAAAAAAATGTAGGCCGTTTTGTAGCACCTCTTCATATCCTGCGATCCCGATGGGTGTAGTACTTTCTACCTGCATCGGTCGCGCCGCCTCGGCGCTGATCGTTACGTTTACTCCAAATTTTGCAGCCATATTCCTTACTCCTTTGTTTGATTTCTCGGGCGAGCTAAGCCCGCCCTGCGAGCGGGAGTGCAGGCACTCCCTGCACCCACCTAAAGTTACAGCGGGCTATCGCCCGCACCTTTCATCGGTTTAAAATTTTGATATCAAATATAGGGCGGTAAACGCCAAATCCTGCATAGCTCCATAAAACACCTCTTGCCTACCCCACGCATCGCTTGCCTCAAAGGCGCGGAATTTCAACGTCCATTTTGTGCGGTATCCTAGCTCGCAAGCAAGCGGAAAACCTACCGCAAGAGCTACGGCTAGAAGCGGTGCGGTATAGACGTCTGCAAAGAGCAGCGGCACGAATACCGGCAGCCACCAAAGCAGCCCGCGCGCAAAGAGGCAAAGCCTGCAATACGCTAGCCAATGAGTTTTGGGCTCGAAAAATCGAGCGGCAACGCGCTCGATAAATTTCACCTCATGCTCGCTTGTGTAGCTGCCATGGGTTACGAGCGCGCCGACCCATACGCCCCAGCCTTTGGCTTCGCCCAGCAAATACCCAAGCCCGCAGGAGAGAGCGAGGCAGAAATTATGGAAAAAGGCAAATATGAGCAGCGCTACCACCAAAGCGTTGATCTTTGCAAAGTATGCGTATCGCCCGCGTAGTCTATTCAGTATCCAAAACATTATCGCTCCTTCGGGCGGCTCTTCACGACATCCGCGAATTCGTCGCCGCCTAGATACCAGAAAGGCTTCTTTCCGTCCTCGTAGCGAAATTTCGCAAAGTCGTCGGGATGTGTCGCAAGGTGTGCGAATACTCGAAGAATATTCATCATATTGGAATGATTCCATTGATCGCATTTTCTAGCGCGTAGGAATATGATAAAAGGGCAAGCAATGATACCTATGATGATTGATAGTATTATTACGATAATGTAGCTCATAATGTCTCCTGTATTGTATCTGCATATGTTATTTTTTCTAAGTCCTCTTTAGTCTTAGCCTTATTGATTTTTATTTCATAAGTCATCTTAAGAGCCCCAAGGCCCGCAGTAGCTCTTTGTATAGCTTTTTTGATTTTCTTTATGTCCTCGACTCCCCCGATTTTCTTTAGTGAGCCGTCGTTCATAACAAAAGTTCTAACAGCTAAATCGTCAGAAGTATCTATTATAGCTTGTATCCTAGATAGAGCCTTATAGCTTCCGTCTACCACTCCGAAGTCCTTTATATTGACTTTAAGATTGTCAGACATATTCTTGTACCAGCCGTTTAGCTCTGCTAGTTTTCCCTCTTTGTACTGCTCTATAGTAAAAGAGTTGTTTAGAAGGCTCTTAGCTTCGTCTTCTGTTATCTTAGTGAGCCCGTCCTTAATGTATATCTCACTAGCATCGTCATCGTAGGCGTATATTTGATTTTGTTTGTCCTTGTAATATTGCATTTTTATTCCTTTATCTTAGTTCGTGGCATTTGTAGAAGTTCTCACTTCCAGGTGTTGGAACATTATCTTTTATTCCGTAGGTGGACCCAGCGGGTACGAGTACCGTACAAGAGGTCTGTGTAGCGTTACCGCCCATAATTACCCCTCTATCCACCCCATCAATAAAGATGACGGAGCTTCCCCCTCCATTTCCGTTGTAGTCTGTAGCACACACAAGGATTGGACGTCCTGTTGTATTTGTATAAGTAACCCCTTTCAGTCTATGACTTGTAACCTCTTGCCAAGTCTGACCTACTCCGAGAGGGTTTAGGCAAGTCCAGGGATGCCATATGGTATTGCTCTTATTTGTCCTATACCATACAAGCGGTGTATGTTCACTGTCTATATAGGTCATTGTTTGTTTTATCCAGTTTTGGTCTACTCTCTCGACTATCACAGAGGAATGCCTAATTTTTGGCCAAGTAGCTGGAGGAGTTCCTGTAGTCCTGTCCTCTACCGTTCTGTATATACCGGTCTTTGTTGTAAAATCGTCTAGGTTATTTAAGATTGGCATATTATCTGCCCCACCTAAGCCATAGTCCCCAATTTTTAGGAATTTTTCATCGGTTTGGGTTTTTGAGTAGCTATCCGTGACATTTCGCTTTGTAGCAAGGGCGGTATCCATGCTGTTTTTATTGTTTTCAATCTGCTCTTTTAGATAGCTCGTACGGTTTGCCAGCTGCTTAGCCTGCTTGTTACTTATGCCGTCTATTCCGCCCACTACGGGGTCGGTTACTTCGAGCTGATATATCCCTTCTTCCCAAATTTTATCTTCTTTGACATTAGCCATTGTATGCTCCATAGTTGAATTGATCGTTATATTTTATTCGCCTGTTATATGTGATTTGGCTAGCCTGATGTTCGACCAGTGCTAGCACGCACCTTGCGGGCGCCGCCGCTTTTGCTGCATCCGCTATCGCCGCCGCCTTACTCTTTGAGAGAGGAATGCTGCTTATGACGCTGTATTCGGCCCAATGCGAGTTTGAGCCGTAAAATCTGCTTCTATCGTATTTGATAGAGCCGTCATATTTCTGCCCGAGATTTCCCTCCACTATGATTGCTCCGCTATCGATCGCATTCACTGCCTTTTTGACCGCATAGAAGGTGCCCGAGTAATAATGAATTTTAAAGGCCTCTTTGATAAGTAGCCTTGCGCCGGTTTCATTAAACCCGTCTATATTCACATCCAGGCTATCTGCCAAAATCCCAAGAAGCGAAGCGGGGCAACTATCCGCCAGGATGTTTATCGTGCCTATATCAAGCCCTGCAAGGCTGAAGCCAAAAAGATCGTCAAGCTTCTTGTCAAATTTTGGCTTTCCGCTCGGTAGGATACTCATAGATTAGCCTTTGCAAAGCTCAGTTCAAATTTGATTTTCACAAAGCTATCCACGTCCGCTTTTATGTCGGCGACGGGCTGTTTAAGATTTACGCGGTACACCCCCTCGCGGTGCAGAGTAGAATAGATATAGCTTAGATTTAGATCCTCGCCGAGGCTTAGACTGGTTCTGCTAGCCTCTATCTCGCTTTGAGTCCCCGCTTGTAAAAGCATATCTTTTAGCTCAAGCTCGGCTTTTATTACGGCGTTTATGACTTTGGCGTTTTCTACTACTACGGTGTCGCAAAGCGGTCGCACCCGCTCGCCGCTCAGGTAGCTTTGCACATCCGCTCTCGTCTCTTCGCTCATATCGGCAGTTTTTAGATAGAGTTTTACGATACCGGGTCCTCCGTTTATCGCGCTTACTTCTTCTACCTTGGCGTTCGCGCTTAGCGCGTGATAGATATAGGCTTTCCTGCTTCCTGCCGTAGAAAATCGCTCCAGCGAAAGCACGGCGCGATCGCGCAGCCTCTCGTCGTTCTCTTCATCTGCGCCGCCTTCAAAGCGCGATGTTTGGCGCGCCTTGAGTACGAATGAAAAAGGCGTTTGGATGAGCTCGCATTTTAGATCGCTTTGCTTGACGAAAGCCTGTAGGACACTATGGCCTGTACCCTTTAGCTGCCCCGCTGCGATCGTGATGTCGTCTTTGATAGCGGCAAGCTCGCCGGAGCTTGCGCACAAGATAGTGCCTTTTGGGATTAGTACGTCCGAATCGCGCGCCATACTTAGGGCGAATTCCACTTCCGCTATGGGCTTTTCGCCCTTTTTGCGCTCTATACCGTACATCGCAACGATATTGTCAAGATCAGCCCCCTGCGCAAAAGGTAGCAGCATAGATTTTACGGCGCTATTGATACGGGCGCGCAAAAGAAGTTCGCGATATGCGAGCGTCTCAAGCAAGGCTGAAAAGCGATCGCTCTCAAGAAGCGAAATTTCATCGTCATTTAGATGCTTTTTAAAAAGCTCCTTAACGGCTTTTAAAATTTCATCATAGCTCAGCTGCTCAATAACGTTCGGATAAGGCAAATTTTTAAGAAAACTCATAGCTCCACTCCGATCTCTTTGCCGTCGGTGAGCACAATTTTAAAGCTGAGCTTGTGATTTTTGAAGCTCACGAGCTTCACTTCGTCGATCTGCACTCTCTTCTCCCATCTTTGCACCGCCTCAATGACGAAATAGCTCAAATCGGCGCGAAACTCATCATTGACCCGTCTATCTATCAGCTCAAAAAGGCGGCTGCCGTATTCGGGCAGCATCACGCGCGAGCCGATAGGGGTGCTGAGGATATCTCTGATACTATCTTCTACGCTTACTAGGTATTTCATCTCAATCCCTCGCTACTCCGCCGTTGGTATGGCTAGAAAGTGAGCCTCTGCCGTCGCTTATATCTCCGCTTGTTTTGAGGCTCCCCGTAATATTTACATTTCCGTTGATAGAAAAGCTACCACTACCCCCGTCGCTTCCTGCGGTCGAGATTGATCCTTGAATGAGCGTATCTCCCAGAAGCTTGATATTACCGCTTTGTACGGTAGTATCATCCGCCTTAACATTAACGTTCTTTGCGGTCAAATTTGCGTTTTCGCAGGCGATATTGATCTGCTTCGGGCTTGAAATTTCAAGGCTGGAGTTAGCCGTATCGTAGCTCATCCTTACGCCGTCTTCAAAAGCGACGTGGATCTTCGTATCGGTTGGGCTCGCCCGATGGGCGGTCTGATAGATACCGCGCAGGATTACGCCTGCATTGAGCTCGCCTCGTACCGGCAGCACAAGCACCTGCTCGCCCACTCGGATCGGAGCAAAGCCCGTGGCGAAAGAATTGGCAAAAGGCTGGAATACGGGCAAGAAGTCGGTGACCATATCGCCGATCGCAACCCTTGCGCGATCCCCGCTTACTTCGCTGATGATGCCGATCTCATTTAGGTTATTGCTCATATTGTTCGTCCTCATCGTCGAATGTAGACTTTTTGCCAAATTTATCGTTTATAATCTTCTCAACCAGTTTTTTTATCCAATCCCCGCCCTGCCATGCAAAAAAACCGCCTACGGCTAGCCCAAATCGCGAGCTACCGGTAAAATAAAGCGTGATCTCCGCTCCTAAATAGCAAAAAAGTATCGCACCGATAAACCCACTTAAAAAGGCAAGTAGGTATCCGCCTATCGTAGCTCGCGGTTTGCTTAGTGTCTTTACCGCGCTTACGAGGCAGGCTACGGCGATGATAATAAACCAATATGTTCTATTTAGTAGGGTTTGTAGATCGTCCATTACTCTTCTTTCGTGCAATCTTTGGCTATCTCTTCGCATTTTAAAAAATACCTCACAAGCTCTTTATGCGCTTCAAAGCTGCCGTTTGCCGCAGGCTTGAGCGGCATTTTAAGATTACAGCGCACAGGCACATAGACCTGCTTTATCTGCGGTTCCTTTGCGCCGCAGCCGCATAAACAAAGTACGCTAAAAAGCGCGATCAAGAAGTTTTTTATACGCATCGAGTTCCGCCTCACAACTTTTGTCTTTTATGTAAATTTTTGAAACGTTTTTGATCTTATCCTCGTTGCGGCGGCTTGCGTTCACCTCAAGGGATTTGATCGCGGCGTTTTGCAAGTTTAGATTTAGCTCGCATTGCCCTAGCTGCGCCTTAAGCTTTGCATTTTCGGTGCTTAGCTGCGAAATATCGCTTTTTAGCAGCGCTATGCAGATCCCGCTTGCGACCAGCGTCGCCGCAAAAGCGATACCTACAAATTTAAGATTTAGTAAGTAGCCCATTTAACACCTTCTTTGCTCTATTTGGGGTCTGCTGCGCCCAAAGGCTACGAAGCCCGTTTGCGATAGCCTTTTCATATTCGCCCGTGCGTATATGATGAAGGGTCGTAACGAATTTTTGCACCTTCGCAATACCCATCTGATAGCACATCTCTATCACTACGTCCTGCACGTTTGCAGGCTTTTCGGCAAGCCAAGAAAAGGCTTCAAATACCTTGGGTTTGAGTTTTTTCAGCTTCAGCTCTAAAATTTGATCGGCGACCGCGCGGCTCATCAGCTCTACTTTTCCGCCGTTTAGCGCTAGCTCGTCTTTGCTAAGAGCCGCGACTAAAAAGCCGTAGCCGATAGTCTTGTAACCTCTCGTGTCCTCATAAATTTCACCGCAAAAGCCTTCGTTTTCTTTGATGTTTGCGATTAGGCTCATTCTTCGCTCCTCGGTTTATCTAAAACTTTTGCGGCAATAAATCTCATTTTTTACCTTTGTTCTTTTTGGCGGCAGCCTCATCAGGCGCAGTCTTTTCCGCCTGCCCTGCCTGCGATTCGGACTCGGTAGGCTGCTGCCCCGCGACTTCAGACGAGGCCGTATCAATATCCGGTTGCAGCTCTTGCGCCGCTCCTTCCGCCTGAGGCTCGTCCGTTTGGGTTTTATCCAGCTCCAAAGACTCTGCCTGCCCTATCGCGCTCACGCTTAGATACTCCGCGGCAACCTCTCCCTCTAGCTCCACATATTCACCCTCGCGGATGAAATTTCCGCCCGCACAGATGTTTTTTAGTGCAAGATATTTCATATCGCATCCTTATGCAGCGGTCGCTAGGCTGACCCACCTTTTGATTACGATCTCATAATCAGTATAAAGATCAAAGACATATTTTAATGCTCGCTCTTCCGCGTCATACCAGCGGTTACGGCGCACATCAAGCCCCATTCCCAGCACGAGATTTTTAAGCGGAGTAGCCATATATACGCCCTTAGGCATTAACGGAGTGATCTCCAAAGGTACGCCTAAAATTTTGTCCGCGCCTCCTTGGATCAAGTGAAGCGGAGAATTTAGCGCGCTTAGCTCTTTGTTGTAAGCCTGTGCGTCGGCGGGGTTGATCAGTATCACGCTTTCGCCCAAGATGTCGGAATTAATGGAGCCCACGAGCGCACTTAGTCTATCCGATACCTTATCCGAGCTTGCATAGGTTAGCTTCGTAGTATCGCTAGCGTCTTTAGCGACTTGGATCCAGCCTTTATGCAGCTTTTTAAAGGTGCCGTCGTAGGTATCGCTCTCGCCTATGAAACCAAGTAGGGCAAGATCGTTGCCGAATGCTTTCGTAAAGGCGTTTAGGGTCTCGGTCTCGAAATTTGGATTATCGGCATTGTCCTCCAGCGCGTCTTGTAAAATCCTAGCAAATAGCTGCACGCCTTTGGCATCGAGCTTCGTACCTACCTTACCGAGTGCCGCTCTTTGCGCCTCAGTAGGCTTTTCGCCACTTGCTACGCGCACCAAGATCCCTTTGGCTACATCCCATGCGTCGAGCTCCTTGGTAAGCCTTCCCATCTTTTCGGTATGGATCTTGCTTAAAAAGCCGTTGTTGTTTTTGATCGCATCTACGAAGTTGTGCGCTTGCGCCGGCGTTAGAGATCCGCTTAACGTAACGCTTTGCGCATTTATTGAACCTTTTAAAATTTCACTTAGATTATTCATAGTATCCCCTCGCTGCCTAAAGTTTTTTGTTTTGAAACGCTCGTATCTTGAGCGGACTTGTTGATCTGCTCCTGCAAAGCTCCAAGCTTCGCTCCTAAATCCTCTAGCGATTTTTCCAAGTTCGCCATCTTTTCGTCGCTCTCCGCCGTTTTGGCCTTGATTAGCTCGGTAATTTCCTCTTTGTTCATTTCCTCTCCTTTTTCGGTTTTATTAGAAACCACCCCTTGCGGGGTCGCTCCGCTTTCATCTTTCTTGCTAAAAAACTCCCTCAGGCCCTGCCTGACCGCCTCTAACATACCGCCTTCCTTGCCCGTGCCGTCCCCCGACTTGATGACTCCGGAGCCGTACATCGATAACCCCGAAAGCTCGCCGCTTTTTACGCGAGCGCGCAGATCTTCGTCCTCAAGCTTGATGCCTACGGCCCAAGCGCCCGTTTCGCTGAAAAACGCATCCTTTTCCTTGACTATCCAGCTCTCGCAGATATACGCAGGCGCCGGGCGCAAGTCGTGATTTACGTCGACGCAATAGCTAAGATCGGCTCTTTTCATAAAGTCGTATGCCGCCTTTTTAATCTCGGCGGCATTTGCAAACTCGCCTTGGCTATCCACCTCGTCCGGAGCATAAACTATGCCGTATACGATCCCTTCCTCCCCTGCTGAGTCCTTACTGAAACTTACCCGTAAAAGCTCCTCGAAATTTTTATCCTTATAGATGACGGTTTTATTATTCGCCCCTGCATTTACGAGCGAGATCAGATGAATTTGTAGATCCGTGATCTCTTTTGCCACCTTTGTGCCTCCTTTTGTTTCTGATTTCTCGCGACGGCTAAGCCGCCGCTGCGAGCGGGAGCTACGCTCCCTGCACCCACCTAAAGTTACTGCGGGCTATCGCCCGCCTTTTCAGTGGTTTTTCCTTGCGAGCCAAGCCCGCCCTGCGAGCGGGGTTCTACCCCACACCCTGAGCGGAGCAATACAAGCGAGCGTTAAGACGCTCGCGAAGTCTCCGCGAAAGATTGACTACCGCTTGCAGTTTCAGAAATTTTGCTTTGCAAAATTTTAAAATTTCAAGCGGTTTGATTTCTCGGCTCGAACAAACCTGCTCCGTGATGGATTATTGTCCGAAGCTCAAAAAGTTGCGTTATTTTTACAAAAATATGAAAAAATTAAAACCCATATAAGCGCTATACGCGCTATTTAGCTTAACTTTTATAAAATTTTTCTATACAATATCGCTAAAAATTTAAGGTGTAATATGGATAGGATTTTTAAAGCTGCCGCAGAAGCCAGCGCGCAAATAAAAGATGAAACTGTAGGTGCGGACGGTATTATAGAGCCGTTTTGCGCTCCGGAACACTTGCTTGGATTATTTTATGCCAATACCTATCACCGTAGAGCGATTCAGCTAAAGGCCTCTTTGCTTTCAAACGTGCAAGACGGTAAAGCATTAGAAGGTATGGCAGGCACGCCTAAGGATTTTTTATACGCCTTCATATTAAATTTAGAAATCTTCGGCAATGCTTATTTGGAGATCGCCGGTCGAAATCTTTATATCTTGCCCTCCGTGGAAGCGCGAGTAGATAAAAACAAGGAGGTTTTTCAAGTAAAAAACGGACGTAAGATCGCGCTAAATGCAAAGCAGCTTGCGTATTACTCTCCTATGAGCAGATACTACGGCGAGCCGGATTATTTAGGCGCGCTTTTAGCCATAATGACTAATCAAAAAGCCGATAGCTTCAATAACGCCTTTTTTGAAAACTCAGCTAGAGCCGATACGGCGATCATATTTGAAAACTCCGAACCCGACGAGGCGCAGCTTAATGCTTTTAGAGATTTTTTTGGAGTAAATTTTAAAGGCCATCAGAAGGCCCATAAAACTTTGGTGCTTACGGCAAACGGCGAAAACGCTAAGGTACGCATAGAAGATCTCAGCAAAGTAGAAGATATAAGTTTTGAAAAACTTAAGAATTTAAATCGAGACGAGATTATTGCCGCTCATGGCGTACCGCCTCGGATGATGGGCATAATAAACGCTTCTCAACTCGGTGGCGGCGGCGAGGTCGCCCAGCAGCTACATAGCTTTAATGAGCTTACTATTATACCTAAGCAGAAACAGATAGAGTGGTTTTTCGATTCTTTGGGTTTTAAGATCAAACTAAATCCGATCGATGTTAGCAGCTTTAAGGACGACGGCGAGCTAATGAGTTCTTTGGTTGCTAGCGGTATTTTATCGCTCGCCGAGGCACGTGGAATTTTAGGATACGACAAATAAAAGCGTTTAAGCCGTTTTACTCTGCTTCGCTGCGCTTGCAAGAAACGTCGCTTCGGCTACGCCTCGCGTCGCTACGCTCGTTTTATGTCTTAGGACGATAAAACATACAGACAAAAGTTTTGCGGCAAAATTGAAAGCGTTTTGAAGCCTTTTGAAGGGGGTTTTAAATTATGAGCACAGAGGATAAAAAACATGGATGAAATTTTAAACGAAATTCGCAGATATAACAAATTAAAGATGATAAGCGACGAAGAGATTATTCCGTATATCGAGATGGCAGAATATGAGATAAAAAAATATGATATTAGCGGGCTAAACCTGATTAAGGCCAAAGCCTATATGAGCCTTGCTCTTTTGGGGCAAAAGCTTTGGCTAAAGATCCAACAACGTGCGAACGAATACGACGAAAGCCTGGAGACCTTCAAGGACGTAAAGCAATGGGAGGAGTACTGGATGGATAAATTTTATAAGCTAACGACTAAAAAGAATACTAACGGCTACTTTTATGCCGCGGTTTAAGGAGTAAAAATGGATCTGGGCGAAAAAATTACTACCGAAAAAGCGCTTATTGCACTTTGCGAGGGGCTTATCTTAAAACATGAGGACGATTATAAAGTTTTTGTATCCGAAAGATCGGCGCTAAATCTCACGCAATACCGCGCTAATCTTAGCGTAATAGTACCTATCGCAAGCGGAGAGGCGGTGCTAAAAGAGCTGATGCGGCTGACCCCTCTATTAAGCTTTACGGGCTCTAGCGTAGATGCTACGGATGAGCGCGGCGTGGATATACTAAATTTCACCTTTACCCTAGATTTTTTGGCTACGGCTAGCCTGGATGAGTGATGTATAGCAAAAAGACTAAAGAGCTTATCCTAAATCTTTTGCACTCGGGTTATGCCGCCTCCGAGCTAGCTAAATCTTACGGAGTGAATGCCGCTACGATCGCGCGCTGGCGTAAGAGGGGCGCGGAAGATGGCGGCGCGATGACGATACGCAATCTAAAAGCTCAAATAGCTGCGCTTAGCAAGGGCAAAAGCAGCGACTCCAAGGCAAAGCAGATCGCTATGCTTACAGCTTCACTTTCTAGGCTGCAGGGCGCCAAAGTAAAAGAGCAAAAGGTAAAAAACAAGAAAAAACCCATCGCGCTAATGAACGGAGCATATGAAAGTCTAAAAGAGATAGCGCTTAAAAGCGGCGAGCTATTCGATTATCAAAAGGATTTTTTAAACGACGCTTCGCAATTTCGCATCGTATTAAAATCCCGTCAGATAGGTTTTTCCTATGTTTCGAGCCTCGATGCGCTCCTTGGCGCCGTAGCGGGGCGAAATCAACTATTTTTAAGCGCCAGCGAGGAGCAGGCTAGAATTTTAATGAATTATTCGCAAATGTGGGCGAAAAAGCTAGGCGTATCTTTTGCCAAGGATAGCGAATATGAAAAAAGCCTTGATAATGGCGCCACTATCCGCGTTATGGCGCATAATTTCCGCACGGTGCAAGGCTTTACCGGCGATATTTGGATGGATGAGTTTGCTTGGTATCCCAATCAAAAGCGTATCTGGCACGCCTTCGTGCCCTCTATCGGCGCCGTAGCCGGCAGGCTTACTATTCTCTCTACGCCTTTTGAGGAGAATAGTTTTTTTGCCGAGCTATTTGGCGACGAGCTTAAATTTTATATGTTTAGCCGCCACCGCGTAGATATTTATCGGGCTATGGCGGGGGGATTGAAATTTGATCTTGAGACGATGAGGGCATTATTTGATGCCGATACCTGGGCTAGCGCCTATGAGTGTCAATTCGTAGATGATGAAAGCGCGCTTTTAGGTATCGAGCTTATCAAATCCTGCGTGAGCGATTTTACCCCTACATTGCCGCCAAAAAATATACCCGTATTTTCAGGTTATGACGTAGGACGTACCAAGGACAGAAGCGTGCATATGGGGGTTTATGACGCCGGGGAGGGCATCAAAAGGCTCTGTCTTTACGATGTGATAGCAAAAGCGAGCTTTGAGGCGCAAGAAAAACTTTTAACGGATTTTTTGAGACTAAATTTACTAGCTTGCCTCAAGATCGATAAAACGGGCATCGGTATGCCAGTAGCCGAGCGGCTTAAATCGCGCTTTACCTCTCGCGTGAGCGGATTATATTTTACCGCTAGCGTCAAGGAGGCTTTGGCTTTAAATTTGAAAAAGCACTTTGAGGACAAAAGCATATCTATCCCTAACGATCCTTTGCTTATCGCAGACCTGCACGCCATCAAGCGTAAAGCGGGGCAAAAGAGCTTTTTATATGATAGCGATCGAAACGAGCACGGCCACGCCGATAGGTTTTGGGCGCTAGCTTTAGCGCTTAGCTACTTTGAAAAGGTACGCGAGAGAAGGAACAAGGCGTATATAATTTGAAAATTTTGATATAATTGCCCATCACATCCAAATAGCTGGAGTCGTTATGAAAAAAATTTTTATATTCTTGTTTGTATTTATGCTCGTTTTCAACGGATGCGAAAGCAAGGACGAAAACATTAAAGCGGACATAGAAAAATATGAAGAACTCCTTACCAATATGTATATTTCTTATTATAAAAGATACGATCCCGTAAGATGCGAGCACACACAATACAAAGGGTATCTGTTTATTAAGTGCTTTGCGGCGCTTGGAGATCACACACAAGGCGGAGTTTACGTAGTAGACGACACCAAAACGAATAAATTCGGAGGTTTTGATATTTATGCGATAAACGGAAGGGCGATAACGCATCGTAGAGCCATATTTAAACAAGCCGGCAAAGAGTTTGAGGATCTAAAAATACTGCCCGCCCCCTCACCGAAATGGCTGGATCTAAATGAGATCCACAGCCTTATAGATAATCATCAAAATTTTAAAGGCGAATATACCGCAAAGCCTCTTTATCAATCCCGCGGAATAACTTATAATTTTAAGACTTTAAGGTTATTTTCATCTCTTTAACTACCTCTTCTCGTATATCCTTTGCGAGCGCCGCGGTAGCCCTCCGCAATCCTCTTATCTTATAACCCTCCCATGCCTTTAAAAGATAGGGATTGGGCTTTTGTCCTTTGATAGATTTTCTGTATCCATACGGCGTCTTTAACGCGCGAGCTTTTTTAGGCGTTATCTTACGCTTTTTGGCTCCGTAAAGCCCCGTGCCGCCGTGGACGAACTTAGCATATCTCACCCCTGCAGTATTGCCTATCGTTACGCTTCTTGCATCTACTCTTATGACATTGATATCTCGCTTTAGATTGCCCGTTTTAATAGGCGCGGTATGCTCTTTAGCTACATTCACGGTCTCCGCACCCACGCGGTAGATGAAATTTCGTAAAGCTTTATCTAAATTTTTCATTCAGCCGCCTATCTTATTTTTGATCCATGCCCCGGCATAAACGATAAGCGCGCCCATAGCCTTTTTTAATCCGCCCTCAAAGCCCACTTTAGCAAATTCACATAAGCTTTCGCCTATACTTTTTCTATCGCTATCTATGCTAGGGGGCACGGCCTTTAAAAGTCTTAACCCTTTAAAGCTTAAGCCACATTCGTAATATATCCCTAATCCGCCTTTTTTGGCGACGATTATTTCATTTTCTAAGAGCCACGATACGCTGGCGGCAAAAAATTCCAACTCTGCCATATCGGTCGCTTCACTTTTACCTCCGTTTAAAAACTCCCCCATAGCGTCTTTTACCCCAAAATCCTCGGGAAGCAAAGAGGTTTTTACCGGGAAGGTTTCATAAAGCTTAGCTAAAATTTTTCCCGTTAAAACGTCAAATTTATCAATATTATTCATCCGAATGCTCCTTTATATATTTAAGCGCGTCAATAAATGAACCCTTAAAAATCTCTTTAAATTTATTATGAATTAGTACTCTGAAGTTGCAAACTTCCCTCATCATCTCGTCATTTTGCGCTATTTTTATTACTTTGTCCGAGATAGATATATCAAAAAATCCCATAATTAGGCCGTCTTTTACGCAAAGCGTAGCAAAGGGATATCTGTCCGCAAGCTTTTTATCGTAATCCTCCCCCGCCCAAAGGTTATAGCCCTTTTGATATACGCCCCATTCGGCATCATCGATATATAGGGTAAAATCTCTCATTTTTGCCACCATGTTTTGATGATTTCTTGCTTCAATGTTACGCTTTCTTGCTTAAAATAGGCTTTTGCTCCTTTATTCGGCTTAAAAGCCGTGACGATCCGATCCGCGTCAAAAGCTATAAAGTATCCGTTATCGCTTATCGCATTAATTATATTCGCCCTTTCTTTGTTGGGAGCGATCCTATTGATAGAATTTAACGCAGCGACCAGTTCCTTTTTAAAATCCCTATCTCTTTCTAATCTATTTTTTAGTCCGTGCCCGCCGTTCGCCGCCTTAGTGTCTAGGATACGTTCAACCCCGGTTTTATCAATATGACGGATAAGCTCGTCCTCCCATAGCGGCTGCGTGTTTCGCATCATCACTCCGCCTTCCTCCTCTTCATCGATCCATACGGGTACCGTCTCGGTGCGGCAACGGAAGTGATACGGAGGCAGACCGAAGTTTTTAGGCAAGCTCTTTCCTAAAAAGGCCTGATCCCGCCACGCGGCGGCGGCTTTTTTATCGGCCAAGCTATGGGCGTTTAAAATTTTATCCGCCTGCGCGCTTAGATGCTCGGCAGGTATTATGCGCCCGTGCATCGAGCGGCAAATTCGAGAGGTTTTTGCGTCAATTATCGCTAAAATTTTATAGTATTCTACCCCGTATTTTTGCCCCTGCGTGATCGTCGCGACGTTTTGTGCCTGAAGTGCGATATGATCGGCTACTCCTTTAAAATAGCTCTCATCTGCGTTTATAATGGAGCCTAACTCCTCTTTCAGTGCGGAGCCTACCTCCTCGTTTGCAATCTCTGCTTTAAAAACCCGCTCGATAATATCTTTTAGCCTATTCTGCAGCCTTTCGTTGTATTCTTTGCCCATCCAATAAAATCCCTTGCGCATAGCCTCGATCGCTTCGGCATCGACGGTGTCAAAGCTAAATTTAACGGCTTCTTTAATGTGCCCCGCAGCCGCTACGGCAAGCTTCTTGCTTACCTTTTGCGCAAGGATGATATATATGCTTTCTAAATCCTGCGGGCTAACCTCGATATTTGCACTTGCAGCCTTATCTAGGAGTAGCTTTTTTAACGTAGATGCGTCCGTTTCTTGCGTGCTAAGAGCTACGATTTCATCTAAGATCTGCTCCAGCCCCTGTCTTTGCGTCTGTGAGTAGTTTTGCAACAAGGCTTCTACCTCGCCCTTTGCTTTTAAAATTTTAAATCTTATTAAGGATCTAGCTAAATTTCTCATTTTTTACCTTTTAAATTCACCAAATTTAGGTGGATTTTAAACCTTTTATGCCTTTTTATCTATCTCGTCAATATACTCTACGTAACCCGCCAGATCTTTATCTTTAAGCGGTTTTTCTTCAGTAATCCAGGTATAGCCGCATTTTTCGCAGCGGCGCATACGGATATTTTTTAGCCCCTTTATGGTTTTTAGCACGGCGGTTTTTTCGTGTGCGCACTTCGGGCAAAACACTATCTGGCCTCCCTCATTTTTCTAAGAGCGGCAATAACCCAGGATGCTTGCTTTTTACTTAGCTTTGACACATCGGCGCAAGGCTGCTTAATGATGCGCCCTACAAAGGCTAGCAGCGCAGTTTCGCTTACATTTGCCGCTAGGCTTTGCCATGCGTTTCTTATGGCAAACACTTGCGGAGCGGTTGCTGCGCTCTCAAATCTGCGAGGGGCGGCCTTGCCGTCCATTACCGCTAGCACGTTTACGAGCTCTTTTATGTTTAGCTCGGCGCAGCTGCACACACCCCAGCTTTGCAAAAATACATCCCACGCCCCTTCTTGCATGGCGTGCTTATGAAACGGGTGTAGATGGATCATTGCTAGAAGCTTTTTGCGATAGATCTCTTGAGACTTAGCCATCGTTTTTCCTTAAAATTTTAAACTCTTTAACAAGCCTTTAAAGCCGATTTAAAGGCTTGTTAAAGGGCTTAAAGCCCTTTAACAAATGTCTTTAGTTTCGCTCTTCTGACATATCTAGGCAAAAGCCTATTTTTATTATCTCTTGAGCTTTTAAATTTGCTCCAGTATATTTGAAACATGCTCTCTTTTGAAGTTAGCGAGTCGTTTTTCATCTGCTATCCTTTTTAGACATTTGCGCTTTGCAAATTTTCTATCTTAGTCTCGATGCGGAAGTTGTCTTTCACCGTGCGCTTTAGACCAAGCTTAACGAGGCTTGCGTCATCAAGCTCGCAGATCGCGTCTTTGTTTATAGTCTCCTCGTAGGATATGCAATCATCAAGCTTATAGCTCTTTAGCGCCTTGATGAGCTTTTCGACCTTTTCTTTGATGCGCGGCAAGCTTACGCTCTTGCTTAGTTTGTATCCGATCTTGCCGAAGGTGAAATCCTTGCTGCGCTTTTCGGCGAATTCTGCTTTATTGCTTTCACAAAAAGCGGTGATTTGAGCTTCGATATATTTCTTTTCGCTATCGAGCTTTTCTACCTTAGCTTTTTGCGCGTCTTTGATCTCATTGCACTTCAGCGTTATTTCGCCGTTAATGTCTGCAAGAGCCACCTCAAGCTCACATACTCGCTTTAGCGCGTTATCGACGTCTGCAAAATTATTTATCTGCATCTTTTTCTCCTTCTTTTAAATTTTTGATTTTTTCAAGCATGCTTTTATAGGCATGTATTGAACCGTCCATTCGCATTTGAATGAGTGCTAGCGGAGCATTCGAAAAGACATCCGCGGGCTCGTAATGATATCGCTCGTCCGCCTCGATTCTCGCTATCTCGCCTTTCACGAATTTTTCAAGTTCACTAATCGTCTCTTCTTCCTCTGCTTTGAGACTATTTAGGATTTTACCGGCTGTCTCTATGGTGGCATCTGCTGCCGCCTGTGCTACTGCAAGCACAGGATCATCATCGTATGGCGGCTCTACTCTAGCGCCCGCGTAGCTAGGACTAAGCTCTACTTCATTTATCATGCGATATATGAGCTTTCTTGTCTTTCGCATATCTCTTCCTTTCTAAAATTTTAAATCTTTTGGCTAGGCCATAACTCAGCACATAGCCGTATCTTAGGCAGATCGGAAGATTGTTTTTATTCTTCTTTATGATCCGCACCACATGCCCTTTAGTCAAAAAGGCTAAATTTCAGCTCCCTCACGCCGAGCTGCCTTGCAAGCTCTCGCTCGTAAGCCATACCTTTGCTCTCCTTGCTGTACTCGCACGGAAAGAAATAGTAGTAACTGCAAACGCTTAGAAGCTCCTCGCAATTTTTCATTATTTGCTCGCGCTCCAGCTCGCTGTATATACCTAGCCATGCAAGCACCGGGCTTATGGGTTCGTAGCCGTTTTGCCTGACTATGGTGCAGGCCTGCTCGGCAAGCTTGCGGGCGTAGTAGTCGCGATCTCGCTCATGCTTGCACGGGATGCTTGCATACGGCGAGCTTACGAAACAAAGCCTTGCCGTTCGTTTGTTCATCTTTTTCTCTCTCCTTCCTTTTAAATTTAACTTTATCGAGCCCTTGAAAAGGGCTCTGTAAAATTAATTTATGCTGGCTTTATAGGCTTTCACCCCTTCGCAGCGCTCGCTGATCTTTGATACTATCTTGCTTAGCACCTCACGTCTTGAAACCTCCGCCGTATAGCACACTAGCTTTAGACCGAACCTCTCCTCATCGATACTTACGAAAAGCTCGCATTTAAATTCGCCTCTGATCTCCGTATCGGCCTCATAAACCGGTAGCGTGAAAGTAATATTTTTTGGCATCTGGATAGTCTCTTTCGCGCCTGATTTGATTTCGACGTCTAGGCTGATTTTTGAGCTCGTATTTTTCTGCACGCTGTCAAATTTCTTGACCGCTTGCAGGCTTTCGGCCAGCTCGATTACGTCCATATTGTCGTTTGGCTTGCCGTCTATGGCGGTTATAAACATAAACAGACTCTTTAGTAAAAATATAAAGTCGCGCTGACCTAGGTTTTTGCCTACGCTCTCTTCAAAGGCCTTAAAAAACGGCGTAACGCCTAAACCTAAATTTATACGTTTTTCGCAAAACTCCGCTTTGTCTTTAGAATTAAAATCGACGATGCACTTTATGCTTTTATCGTCGAAAAACAGCTTTGAGTTAGGCTCTTTATATTCATTGACTAGATCAACGAAGCTATCTACGTCAAGAGCGTCTACGGTATATTTGTTTCTTAGAGGCTCTTTTAGTAAAACCTCGGATATTCCGTAGTCTTGGTGCCTTAGTATGGCTCTTTTGTCTTCGTCCAGCACTACGCTAGGTACTACGTATTTACTCTCTTTTTCTTGCATTTTCTATCCTTTTTAAAATTTACATTTTCATTACGAGCTGATTAGGCGCATTTCGCACCGGAAGTAGCTCGTTTGAGACATAAAATCTAGCTTTTACGGGCTCTTTTGGAAGGCTTGCGCTAGTAGTTCCAAAAACCAGCACCTCACCCTCGGAATTGGGATCGGATTTCACACTTATCTTTATCGTTACCCCGGCTGTTTTCCCCGTGATCTGCACCGCTCTTATGGCTTCTTTTAAATTTTCTGCGGCTGCGCCTAAAAGCGCTCCTGCACCTAAGCTTCGCAAGGCGTCAACTAAGACATCTATATCGCTATTTACTATCGTCATTTCTTCGACCTTTCTTTTGATTTTTCAGGGTTTTACCCACCTTGAGCTATTGATATAGCTCCTCTACCGCACTTTGAGCTCATTAAGCGCTTAATGGAATTTTTAAATTTAAAAGCTCCATTAAAAGCTTTGGGCGTTATTAAGGCTCTTTTAAATGCCTTAAAATCTTTTCTATATACGGATCTACCGCCATCGTCTCGTCGGCGCAAATATGAAGCCTACCAAAGCATGCAATTTCAGCGCAAGGCTTTTTGCTCCCGTAATAAAAGCTCACGTAAAATGCCCAGCCCTTTACGAGCTGTCCGCCCTTTATTTCATCGCGACGCACCGAGCGAAGACCTACGCTTACCATATCAGGCACGGCGGCGCTAATCTTTGCGTGTAGTTCGCGAAGTGAGTTCGCGCTGTAGTTTTCGGCGCTTAGATTGATTAGATCCTTTAGCTTCAACTTTTTGTCCCCTTTAACGTCCAGCCGCTACCGAGCCTTTGAGCTTCGCAGCGCTCAAGCTCTGCGATGGTTTCAAATATCTCCATCCACTTCTTGCGGTTTTTCGGGTGCCTAAGCTTCGCAAGCGCCGTGCGCTCTATCATCGCGACGCGCTCGACGCTGATGCCTAGCATCGCCGCAAGCTCGCGGTAAGCTACATCCGCATCACCCTTTAGCATTCTCACCCGCTCGGCGCATACCTTGTCCGTGCGGTAGCCCTGAATTCTTTGCATTTCACACTTCCTTTTGCTTCCGCTTATTGCGCCTACTTAGTGTGGCTCTCATCTTTTTTCTCTTCAAACAGCACACGTTCTTTGTGCTCGCCCACTTTACCAATATTGAAGCTTTCTACCGGGCGCAAGTAGCCCATCACACGGGTGTATACTATGCACTTGGTGCGTTTGGCTTGCAACTCTTTTGGAAATTTCAT